CCGTGAACCCTACCAGCGCGACGCCGGACCAGCCTCAGGGCTAACCCTCAACAGCCTGCCTGACGGGCTGTCTTATCTCCTTGACCCGGTTGATGCCGGGTTAATCCCTTATTACGCGCTGAAGGATGGATCAGTCGATCTGTGCGATATCGCGCTGATGAATGACCATTTGGCCGTTAAGGCTGACAACCAGCGCCGTATTGAGAAATGGAGAGAGGATAATGAACGCTGAGACTATTAAAGATTTCCTCGTCTCGCTCGGCTTCGATATCGACGAGGCAGGCGCGGCTAAATTTGATTCAGTCCTTGCTGGTACGACCGCAAACGCCATCAAAATGGGACTGGCCGTCGAGGGGGCCGCGCTTTCTGTGGTGGCCTACACGGCGAAAATTGCCTCCGGTCTGGATAACCTCTACTGGGCGTCACAACGTACTGGTGCGACCGTCCAGGGTATTCAGTCGATTGGTTACGCTGTTTCTCAGATGGGCGGCAGCGTGGACGCAGCACGCGGTTCACTGGAAAGCCTCTCCCGGTTCGTACGTAACAATCCCGGTGCGGAAGGTTTTCTGAACCGTCTGGGCGTACAGACGAGAGACGCCAGCGGTAACATGCGAGACATGGCTGCCATTTTTACGGGCGTCGGGCAGAAGCTCAGCAGCATGCCGTATTACCGGGCTAACCAGTATGCGCAGATGCTGGGCATTGATGAAAATACCCTCATGGCGATGCGCCGTGGAGTGGGTGGTTTCTCCGGACAATATAGCGCGATGGCTAAGGCTATCGGTTTCAATGCTGATGAGGCGGCCAGAAGCTCCAATAAGTTCATGACATCTCTGCGCGAGTTCGGCGCGATGGCAGGCATGGCCCGTGACAAAATCGGCTCTAATCTTGCTGGTGGCCTGGCGGGTTCGCTGGACACACTGCGCCGCCACATCCTGGATAACTTCCCGCGCATCGAGCGAACGCTGACCAAAGCCATAAAAGGTATTCTGGCTCTCGGGGATATTATTGGGCGGCTGTTCTTCCGGCTTATCGAAGGAACATCAGACCTTATCACCTGGTGGCAATCGCTGGACAAGCAGACGCGGGAGCTGATCTCGCTGTTCGGCGCACTGACGATAGCACTGCGCATTCTGAACAGTACGTTCTGGATGTCACCGATTGGCCTGATAACCGCGATGGCGGCGGGTATTGCTCTCCTGTGGGAGGATTACAAGACCTGGAAAGAAGGCGGCCAGAGCCTGATTGACTGGGGGAAATGGAAACCGGAGGTCGACGCCGCGCTGAAGATGGTTCGTGACCTGAAAGCGACCGTTAACGACCTGGCGAAAGCACTGGCAAAGCTGCTCAATATCGACCCGAAAGCATGGTCCCTGAAGTGGGATTTCAGCAACTTCATCGACCAGATGGGCGAGTTCAGCAAGATGTTGAACATGATCGCCGACCTGCTTAACGCCATCAAAGATGGTCGCTGGGCTGATGCCGCCAGTATCGGTAAACAGTTGCTTAATCAGGGAAGTGATAAGCCGTCAGCAATGCCAATGGTGACCGACAGCGCTAACGGTACCGCCGACTGGATTAAAGAGCACTGGGGCTTCGATCCTCGCAGCGTGGGCCGAACGGTGCGCGGCTGGTTTGGAGATGATGAACCAGAACAACATGCACAGGCCGTTAAACGTGGTGAACGGAATAATAATCCCGGAAATCTGAATTTTGCAGGTCAGGCGGGAGCTTCACTGGAAAGTCCTGGCGGACGGTTTGCCAGATTCGAAACCTCCTTTGACGGTTTACGGGCGCTTTCGCGTCAGTTGATGTTATATGCCGGACGAGGAATTAACAGTGTGGAGAAAATTATCTCTACATGGGCTCCCGCATCAGATAACAACAATACCGCTGCCTATATTCAGGCTGTTTCTCAGCGGCTGGGGGTAGATCCTCGCGTTGCCCTGAATATGAAAGATCCACAAACCATGTCTGCATTAATGAGCAGCATTATTCATCATGAAAATGGGCGAAACATCTATTCGAGGGAATTAATCGGGAAGGCTGCCGTCGCAGGAATTGGCGGTGCTCAGGTTAGCCAGAAGAACACTTATCACATCTACGGTGGAGGTGATCCGCGTTCTGTTGGTACTGAGGTCGAGCGCCGGCAGCAGTCGGCGAACGCACAGGTTATGCGCGGCAATCAAACGAAGGTGGGCTAATGGATATTCTCTCTACGCTCTTTCAGCAGCAGAGCCGGAAAATAGGAATGATTGTTCCCGACGTCGTTGTTTCTGAAAAGCACAGCGACACGCTGGAGATAACAGAGCACCCGGTCGAGGTCGGTGCGGCCATCGCAGACCATGCCTACAAAAAGCCGTCTGAAGTGGTGATGGAGGTCGGTTTCGCTGGTGGCGGAGCGTTGCTGGATTTTGCCAGTAACCTGACGGCTACCAGCCTGCTCGGGCTGAGTCCCCAGCAGACGTATCAGGAGATACTCGACCTGCAGGCTAGCCGTATTCCTTTCGATGTGGTGACCGGCAAACGGCTGTACAGCAACATGCTGATCCGCGCGCTGGAAGTGACGACAGACAAGACAACCGAAAACGTCCTTTCCGCTGTCCTCACCCTGAGGGAGGTTCTTATCTCGCAGACGCAGCAAATCACCGTTGCGGATAAAACCAACATGAAGGACGGCGCCAGCACGTCGGCGGTACTCAATACTGGCACCAAAACTACTAAGCCGCCAAATACCTCACTGCTGCAAAGTATATCGAGTAACGCGGCGTCTTTACTGGGGTTCGGCTAATGGCAATTCAGGAAATCCCGCTGACAGCGGATAATCAACAATTCAGCATCATCCTGGCGGGGACCACCTGGAGGATTAGCATCACCTGGCGCGATCTGTACTGGATTATGGATCTGCAGAACGACAGAGGGGAGTCGGTAATCTCCGGTATTCCTCTCGTCACGGGTGCTGACCTGCTGGCGCAGTACGCCTATATGGGGCTTGGTTTTAAGCTGGTGGTGGTCTGCGATGACAGCACACAGGATTATCCAACGAAAACCGACCTGGGCGGCCGCAGTCATTTACTGGTATCAACGGAGTAAGCATGTCACAGAACTGGATGAGACATTTCGAGCTGCAGCTCGTGGACGAGAACGGGCAGGGTATTGAGCTCAGCGATTTTAAAGTGACCTTTACGATCGACTGGTTCAACATCAGCAGCGCGTCGCGGGTGGGTACGTTCAAAATCTACAACCTGTCTGCTGATACGGTGAACCGCATCACCGGGCAGGAGTTTTCGAAAGTGCGGCTGATTGCCGGTTACGACGGTATCGCGCCGGAGGTGTCGGCAAGCGATGTCGGGACCGTGCGCGAAGTCGATGCGGCGGACGTGGGCCAGAGTGATGGCCGGAACTACGGACTGATTTTCAGCGGTGAAATTCGCTACTCGGTCACCGGTAAAGACAGTCCTATTGATTCCTACGTACTGATTCAGGCAGCCGATACGGATCTGGCTTTTGCCACCAGCATAACATCGCAGACGCTGGCTGCCGGTTACACGGTCGCAGACGTGAACCGCGCGCTGATGAAAGACTTCGAGGCAAAAGGCGCGACCGAAGGCCTGACGCCTGAAATGCCGGCTACCGTATTCCCTCGCGGGCGGGTGCTGTTCGGCATGACACGGCATCTTATGGATAACGTGGCCGGACAATGTGGCGCAACATGGCAGTTCGTGGACGGTCAGCGTCAGATGGTGGCGAATAACGAGTATGTTCACGACGCTATTGTGCTCAACAGCGCCACTGGGCTTATCGGCATGCCGCAGCAGACTATCGGCAACGGCGTAAACGTCCGTGCGCTGATTAACCCGAACATCCGGGTTAACGGGCTTATTCAACTTGATCAGGCTTCCGTGTACCGCACCGCACTGTCGAACAACGATATCGCTATGGCTGGTGGGCAGATCACCGACCAGAACACGGACGGTAATATCACGCTCAGCGGCACCACGGCGCAGCCTGCCAGTATCGCAACGGATGGCGTTTATATTGTGCGCGGGATTATGTACACTGGCGATACAAGGGGCCAGGCGTGGTACATGGATATGATGTGCGAAGCGCGTGGCGCGGCGGACCTCCGTTCGTCGTCGTCTTTACAGCGGGAAGGATAAGAATGAAAAAGTTGATTGTTATCGGACTCTGTTTCCTGCCTGGGTTAGCTTTTGCTGCAAATCCCGGCGGCATCACATTGCAATGTGGTGGTTACAAATTGGAGTTGGTTCCTGATTCATTGTTCAGGATTAATGGTGAGACTGTTACCTCCCAGAAAATCAAAACTCTCGGTAATGGAAACGGTATGAAGGCAGACATGGGGCTTATGCCTGCCAAAGACGGTAACAACTACGGCTTTGAATATATTCGCCGACCGGGTACCGAAACGCGCTTCCTGAACGTCCAACTGTTGCAGAACAACATGGACGCGCCGAAAATCATCGGATCTTTCCCGTGTAAAAAGGTTGATGGGTGAAGGTAGCCTGAAAGCTGTCTCATCTGAAAAACAACAAAACGTGCTCTAAAAACTGTCGTTTTTTGAGACTAGCGATTACACTGCTCTAACTTTTTGATGGTGAATTGCCATCGATATGCTCCCCCATAAAAGCCAGGAATAACTAAAACATGAGCTTAGCGCAGCCAAAATCAGGAGAACTGTTAGATCTTCTGACTCCTTCATTAACTAAGGGTGAAAACCTTCTGAGTGAGTTTGAAGTCCATCGAATCATTCGTGAAGCGAAGAAAATCCCTGAACGTTATCAGGGGCTATCAATTGAGGGCTTAGCTAAGCTTGTTCTTGGTGAAATAGAAGAGGGATGTTCACTCTGTGAGCAGGGTTTGAGAATTGTGCCTAACGATCCAGTTTCTTTCTGTAACTATACGATAGCGCTGCGTAACTTGGGTTTGCACGCTCGCCAGTACGCGATGATTCAGAATGCGGCCAACTCACTTAACCCAACGATATTGGCTGAAGTTGCTACAATTTCTGCATATTGGGCTGATATCGATTTGCTAGAAAAGGTGATGCCGATGCTAACTGCAATGGAAATACCGCGCCCTGAAGATATGGGCAAATGGTATGACACACTCAATTATCTGCATACCCACAAAGATCATGCTCAAGATCTCAAAACTATTGGGCAGCTCATGATGAATGTTGCAGAAAAGTACCGTGTTCGTCTTGCTGGTGCTCATGCTTTTTACGTAATGTCAGAACTTGATACGCTGTTCGTTGAAGTCAAAACAGACGATCCAACGCTTCTTTCGCAGATGAATAATGCCTTGGCTGATGAGATTATTATTGCTGGTCTTGCGGATTCTGAATGTGTCGGATGTTTTGAGGCGGGGGAACTTTAATGTCGGTTGAGCATACTTGTTTCCTTGAACTGGCGAAGCATTCCCTGACTCTAAACGGTGAAATGTGGACAAGAAACGCTATTAGCCGAGCATATTATGGCATGTACCATTCCGCCTTAAGGATCACCAATAATCTTGTACCGACTGCTACAGAAGATGGTGAAAAATTAAAAGGTGGAGTTCACATGCGAGTCTATACCGTCTTTTGTAGCGGTGAGGCAGCAGCACTGAACGACGTTGATGTTAACGCAGTAAAAAAAATCGGCGTTAAACTGAAAATGACGCATGCCCAACGTGTTAATTCTGATTACAAGCTTGAACGAAAGGTTAATCGAATTACAGCGATAAGCGCGATTCAGGATGCAGAAGAAGTAGATACAATCGTTAATCAACTTTTGAAGGTTGGCGACGATTCGTTAACCGCTTAAGCTGCAATTCCTCATAAATCAAACCCGCCACCCGGCGGGTTTTTTGCTTTCTGGAGCCAATCAAATGGCAGTTTCTGATCAGACCCGCAGCGGCGACCTTGCCGAAACATTCAAATCTGAGCGAGAGACCACAAAGAACCAAATCCGCGTCGCTTTGCCTGGCATTATTCAGTCGTTCGACCCTGACGCGGTGACGGCGGTTGTGCAGCCTGCTATCCGTTACGTTGAAATTGATAACGATGGTAACCGCATTACCAAAAATTACCCGCTGCTGGTGGATGTGCCGGTGGTATTTCCGCGCGGCGGGGGATGCACGCTAACGTTCCCGGTTAAATTCGGTGATGAATGCCTGGTGATTTTCGCCGATCGCTGCATCGATTTCTGGTGGCAGAACGGCGGGGTGCAGGAGCCTGTCGACGACCGGGTGCATGATTTATCGGATGCGTTCTGTATCGTCGGTCCGCAGTCTCAGGCTCAGAAAATCAGCGGAATCAGCACGGGGGCCGCACAACTGCGCAGCGACGACGGAAGCACGTTCTTTGAGCTCAACCCCACTACGCAGAAAATTAAGATTGTGGCGCCTGGCGGTCTGGAGGTGGTTACCCCTCTGGCCGACTTCTCGGAGAAAGTCACTATTCACGGGATCTTGTCCTGGATGGGCGGCATGGTGGGTTCTGTTGCCTCAGGCGTCGCATCCAAAATCACCGGTGCGGTTGAATTTTTCGGTACCGTGAAAGCGAACGGTAAATCTATCGACGATAAGCACACTCACGGTGGTGTACAGCACGGCAACGATGATACGGATGAGGTGAACTGATGCGATACCGACGTGAAGATGCCGATGGTGATTACACCTTTGGTAGCGGTGATGATACCTGGCTGATTAACTCACCTGAGGCTGTGGCGCAGGCCGTGAAAACGCGATTTGAATTGTGGTATGGGCAATGGTTTCTCGATACCACAGAGGGGACGCCGTGGATTCAGTCTGTGCTCGGTAAACAGAAACCCGAAACCTACAATCTGGCGATCCGTAAGCGCATCCTCGAAACGCGGGGCGTTAAATCCATCCTTTCTTTCAATACGACAGTGAACACTACGACGCGCCGCGTCCAGTTCTTCGCTGAAATCGACACTCTCTACGGAACAACGACAGTAACCAGCGAGGCATAAATGGCCCTCAATTTGGACACACTCGGCTTATCGGCAACGGTAACCGCTGAGGGGATCAGTGCGCCTGATTACCAGACGATACTCGATACCCTGACGAGCTATTTCCAGCAGATTTATGGCAGTGACGCTTATCTGGAGCCGGACAGCAAAGACGGCCAGATGGTGGCGCTGGTGGCGCTGGCTATTCACGATGCCAATAACACGGCCATTTCCGTTTACAACTGCTTCTCACCTGCTACGGGTTACGGCGCAGCGCTGACCAGTAACGTGAAAATTAACGGTATCGCGCGTAAAGGGGCGACGAACTCCACCGTGGATCTTCTGCTCACCGGTACCGCAGGGACAACCATTACGAACGGTACCGTGAAAGACACCAATAACGTGATCTGGCGTCTTCCTGTCTCGGTGACCATCGGTGTCGGTGGTACCGTGATGGTAACTGCAACCTGTTCAAACAGTGGAGCGGTAGCCGCGCTGACCGGGACCATCACGACCATCAATTCGCCGACCCGTGGCTGGACATCGGTAACAAACCCAACAGCGGCCACTGTAGGCGCACCGGCAGAAACCGACGCAGGGCTGCGCATCAGGCAGGGGCAGAGCGTCGCGCTGCCGTCCATCACACCCTTTGAAGGCGTCGACGGCGCGATCGCCAACGTCGCTGGTGTGACACGTCACAAGCTCTACGAGAATGATACTGGTGCAACCGACAGTAACGGGCTGCCCCCGCACTCTATTTCCGCAATTGTTGACGGTGGCGATGTGACAGAAATTGCCCAGACAATCAGGGGGAATAAGGGGCAGGGAACTGCGACTTACGGGACGACCTCTGTCACGGTACCGGACACTTACGGCAATCCTCACGTGATCAGTTTTTCGCGGTCGACTGATGTCCCAATTTACGGACATATCACGCTGAAAGCCTTCGCCGGTTACACGTCGCAAATCGGTGCGCAGATTCAACAGGCAGTAGCGGATTACATCAACGGGCTGACGATCGGTGATTCAGTTCTGCTGAGTCGCATTTACTCCCCGGCAAACCTGGGCGTGGTCAGTGGTGGCAGTGCTCGTTATTACGATATTCAGGAACTGCTGATAGGAAAATCAGCCGGAACTGTAGCGGCGGCAAATATCAACATTGCATACAACGAGTCAGCATCCTGTAAGCCTGAAAACATTGTTCTAACGGTGACGTCATGAGCAAGTACACGGACTTAATCACCAACTATCACGCTACTAAGCCCAGGTTCTTTGATCACGTTGACCTGAGTACGCGGCCACTGATTGATATCACTGTGGCCACCAGGGGACTGGTGAGCGCTTTTGATGTCGATACAGCCGTCGGTGTACAGCTCGATATCCTCGGTCTGTGGATCGGTCGTAGTCGTATAGTCAGCCAGCCGATTAGCGGCGTTTATTTCAGTTGGGACACTGACGGGCTTGGATATGACCAGGGCATCTGGCAAGGGCCATATGATCCTGATTCTGGTTATACGACGCTGAGTGATGAGACGTACCGCATCATTCTGAAAGCGAAAATCGCTATCAACAACTGGGATGGCCGCAATGATTCACTGCCTCCCATCCTTGACGCTGCTACCGCAGGCTCTGGCCTGAAGATGCAGATTGTCGACAACCAGGACATGACGATATCAGTCTGGGTATTCCCCGAGACTGATATTTCTGATGTGTCGCTCGAACTGATAGCCGCTATCAAACAGGGCTATCTCACCGTTAAATCTGCTGGCGTATGGGCCGGTGATGTTGAAACGCCTTCGGTAGAAGCACCATCCGAGGGTTCTAAATTCTTTGGGTTTGATATGGATAACGAATACATCGGCGGGTTCGATGTTGGAGCATGGGGGACAATACTCTAATGGCAATAAATAACTTTAAACCGTTCGCGACAGCAGCAAATGCTAACGTGACGGCCCAGGCTGACTGGGAAACACTTCCGGCTCTACTCTCTGGTTTCATGGCTGGAAAGGCATCCAGTGCGCAGGTAAACAAAGCTATTCGACAGGCCAGCTTTATTGCGGCAGCGCTTGCACAGTACACAGCCAATAAAAGCGGGCTGGACGTGCTTGATGATGGTGACCTGAACGGGTTTATCTCCAAAATGGGGGCCGCTTTTGGGAAGGATTTCCAGGCGCTTGATGCCACGCTGACGGCATTGGCTGGGCTCGCAACCGGTGCAAATAAACTCCCGTATTTCACTGGAAATGATACAGCAGCGCAGACTGATTTAACTTCTGTAGGCCGTGACATTATCGGGAAAAATACTATTGCAGACATTCTCACATACCTTCAATTGGGAGAAGCGGCAAAAAGGGCGGTCGGAAACTCGACAAACCAAATTCCGGATATGTCGTTTTTTACGTTGTCTATGGGGCAAAGTGGTTATCAAAAATTGCCATCGGGAACGATTTTTCAATGGGGTGTTGTCGCACTGGGTAACGACGGTAATGCGTTCGCTACATTGCCAATTGCATTTCCAAACGGCATTCATGGTGGTTTCGCTGGTGAGGCCGCTCCTACAGGTTGGGCTGCGAATTCATGTGTCGTTGCTGCATTCGATCTGGCGCAATCCTCACGCAATGGCGTAACTATTCGTGCACGATCAATTACAGGGACTAACGGCCCATCTGCGTCAACTGCAACGCTCTCTGCTCGTTATTTTTGCTGGGGTTACTAATGAAATATTATTCAAAAAGCACTGGTAGCTTTTACGACGATGAAATCAATGGCGATGATATCCCTCAAGACGTGGTCGAAATTACAGATGATACCTGGATGGAATTACTAAACGGGCAGGCGGAGGGGAAAATTATAACCGCTGATGAAAATGGATACCCGGTATTAACCGACCCGCCACCACTGAGCCATGACGAGTTAGTTCAGGTGGCAGAGAACGAACGGCAGAGACTCCTGACCCATGCAGACGCAGTAATGCTCGACTGGCGAACAGAGTTGATGCTGGGTGAAATCAGCGACGCCAACAGAGCTAAACTGTCGGCGTGGATGGCTTATAAAAACGAGATTAAGGCGGTTGATGTGACAACCGACCCTGAGCATGTTAACTGGCCTGTTCCCCCGGAGGTGTAGGCCACTCGGGTTTCGCTGTATCAACGCGCATCAACAGTACCCGGTATTTTTTCCATTCAGACAACGCGGCGGTTTCTTCTGCCGTCGCGATCTCCGCATCATAAGCATCCTGCCGCCAGGATATTTCATTATCAGCAATTGAACGCAATGTTGTTCTTTTCTGTTCAGCCTGGACAATCTGTTGTTCTGCTGAGAGTGGCGGAATATCAATCCATGCAGGATTGCCCTCTTTATCTGAACCCAGCATTTTACCCTGCGGTGCGACTCCCGTATAAATTGCCATTGTTTCATCATCAACATCAGCCCCGTTCACAGGCCAGGTACCCGCCGCTTCATAGACTTCTTTCATAGTGAACAGATAAAACGAGCCATTATAAAATTTATTCATTTTCACAATCCCACAGCAATTACACAGCAATCTTCTAATGCCCCGGCATTACCCCAGTTTTGTATGCTTACGGTGGTTGCGTTAGCAATGCGCACGTTCATAGCAGCGTTGTAGCCAGAAGTTGCGCGGTTACCTGTGGCGAATAACCCCATGCTGGGGAATGCATAAGGAAGCGGATAACCCTTATCTGTCCCACCCGTAGTCTGAATAGTGACAAACTGCACCATAATAGTTTTTGCATTGCCATACTGATCAACGAAGGGGAACTTAAGTAATGTGTTGCCTGTAACCGCTATCGCCTGGAAAAACCCCATGTCAGGGATCTGATTCGGCCACATTCCCACCTCTCTTTTCGCTGCTGTTCCCAAACCAACGTTTTTAATAATGATCATTTATCGCTCAGGTGGCATGCTTACGGCCTTTTGCAGGAAGGAAACTCATGCTTATTGGGTATGTGAGGGTGTCAACAAATGACCAGAACACGGCACTACAACGAAACGCGCTCGAAAGTGCAGGATGTGAGCTGATTTTCGAAGACAAGATCAGCGGTAAGGTGTCAGACAGACCAGGATTAAAAAAGGTGCTCCGGACGCTATCTGAAGGCGATACGCTGGTGGTGTGGAAACTGGATCGGCTCGGGCGAAGCATGCGACATCTTGTTGGGTTAGTGGAGGAACTGCGGGAGAAAGATGTTAACTTCCGGAGCCTGACGGATAGCATCGATACGAGTACGCCTATGGGAAGATTCTTCTTTCATGTGATGGGTGCACTGGCTGAAATGGAAAGGGAGCTTATTGTTGAACGCACCCGGGCAGGTTTAGAAGCTGCGCGCGCGGAAGGTCGCATTGGTGGCCGTAGACCAAAACTAACGGATGAGCAGTGGGCGCAGGCAGGGAGATTAATTGCTGCAGGGGAAACGCGTCAGCGCGTGGCAATAATTTACGATGTAGGAGTGTCAACACTATACAGAAAATTCCCTGTAGGCAGGGTTTAGACATGATGCAGGCCGCCGGTAAAGATTGATGCTGGCAGCCAGCACAACTTAGAGCCCAACCTGGCGAACTCTCGGGAACTCAGACACCAGCCACATATCGGCCTCTTCAAACATATCCTCCAGCATGCGGTTCAGCTTTTCCCGATCGCTTTTGCTGGCATCGCTATTCAAGGCGTTCGCCTGCATCGGCTTCACCTTCACTTCGGCATCAGGGAAAATCTGGTGCACTCGCTTCGTCAACTCAGCCAGGATAATCTCTCTGGCCCCCGCCAACCCTTCAACATTACGCTTGTCATAAACCAGTTCAACGAACATAAAAGCCTCCGGAAAAACACTGTGATTGTATACAGTATTTTTACTGTAAAAATAAACAGTGTCAAGGCGATCAGAGCGCGAAGTGGTGATGTATTTTTGTTACCCTTAGTTACAAATAGAAGAACCCCAGACCGTTAGATCTGGGGTTCTTTTAAAGTGCACGTGCATTTCACGTGCATATTTTTGTCTTTTCTCGGTCTGCCTGCTGTCTGGTCAGTGTCCGTAAGTGGCTGTTTTTATTGCCGCTGTCCGGTTGCAGTCCTATCAAAAGTGGTGGAGCTGGCGGGAGTTGAACCCGCGTCCGAAATTCCTACATCCTCGGTACTACATGCTTAGTCAGTCTTTACATTCGCCTGGCACCTGCGGACAGACAC